TCCCAATTCGTTGTGAGATTGAGAATGTAACTGGTGTTGCTGGAACTCATTATCTTTATCAGGGATCTAACTCTCTGATCCAAGAAGGTGAACCAGAAAAACTTGGTACTTTGTTGAGTATCTCAAATGCCATCACTGGAACAACGATGCCTCTCGCAAACACTTTCTATCCAATCATCAGTTTGCGTCTCAAATCAACAGCACTTCAAGCAGTTATGTTACTGAGATCTTTACAGGCAGCAACGAACGATAATACGAATGTTTATTGGAGACTTTTTGAGAATGCAACTTTGACTGGTGCGAGTTGGACAAACCATCCAGATCCAAACTCCTTTATGCAATATGATACTACCGCAACCGCAGTTAGTGGAGGCCAAGCACTTCTCTCGGGATTTACGATTGCTGGTGGTGCCTCTCTGGTTAATGTTGATGATAAAGCAGCACTACAAATTGGAAGATCTGGTATTGGTACAATCAGTGATACTTATACTCTTGCCTGTGCATCTCCCAACACCAACAAGTCAGCACTTGCGGTACTTAACTGGATTGAACAAAGGTAATTTTTGTTAGTGTATAAATCAACACATACAAATTGTTAAGAGATCATGTATCATATAGATACATTATAACCATAGCTCTGTGCCTTAATGGATCCATCTATTCTTGGACTTTACTTTACATTATTAATCATAGTATTAATGATTGCATACGCAGGTGTCGAAGGCACTCTGCGTGTTTTTGTTTATCTTGACTTACAGTTGCGCTACGCTTGGGTCAGGACTAGGATGTGGTTTATGAAGAAAAGATTGGAAAAAAATCTCAATCTTCGTCCAACCAAATTCAAGGAATTCAAAAAATGAACACAAAAACATGCTCTAAATGTGGAGCTCGTTGGATAGACGGGAAACACTTTTGGGCAACAGGAAAACCTGGCAATGAAGATGATCTTGCAGGTCTTGTCTGTAATAAATTTGGAGATGATTCATGTATCAATCCGCAACGAGGATCTGAACTGGGAACGACTTGGGCAAAACGTCTCACGGAATTAGAGCAAGATCATCCATACTGATATATAATAATTATTTCATATTATGAAAAATGGAAAAGATGTCTACCGAAGAAAGGATGGCAATTTGCGAATCCTGCGAATATTTGAAGGGTAAATATAAGAGGTGCTCTATCTGCAATTGTTTCATGGAGTTGAAAACTAAACTCCCATTTGCAAAGTGTCCTCATAACCCTCCAAAGTGGATTTGATATGTCGCAAGAAGTATACTTAGGTAATCCCAATCTAAAAAAAGCAAATACAAAGATTGAGTTTACTGCTGAACAAATTGAAGAGTTTATCAAATGTAAGCAGGATCCAGTATACTTTGCTCAGAATTATATCAAGATCGTCAACGTTGATGAAGGTCTTGTACCTTTCAAGATGTGGAAGTTTCAGGAAGGTCTGATTCGTAAGTTCCACGAAAATAGATTCAATATCTGCATGATGCCACGACAGACTGGTAAGTCTACTACGTCTGTGTCCTATCTGTTGCATTATGCAGTTTTTAATGACAACGTAAATATCGGCATTCTTGCTAACAAAGCTTCAACTGCAAGAGACCTTCTTGCACGTCTACAAACAGCATATGAGAATTTACCCAAGTGGATGCAGCAAGGTATTCTTGCATGGAACAAAGGTAGTCTTGAATTAGAGAACGGCAGTAAGATTCTTGCGGCATCTACATCTGCTGCTGCCGTTCGTGGTATGACATTTAATATTTTGTTCTTGGACGAATTTGCGTTCGTTCCAAATCATATTGCTGACGACTTTTTCAGTTCAGTTTATCCTACGATTTCATCTGGTAAGTCCACTAAGATTATTATCGTATCTACCCCCAAGGGTATGAATCACTTCTACCGCATGTGGCATGATGCGGAGAGAGGTGCAAATGAATATGTTCCAACTCAGGTTCACTGGTCAGAAGTTCCTGGTAGAGATGATGTTTGGCGAGAACAAACAATCAAGAACACAAGTGAACAACAGTTTCGTGTTGAGTTTGAGTGTGAGTTCTTAGGATCTGTTGATACTTTGATTGCACCAGCAAAACTTAGAAGTTTAGTTTATGATGCCCCAATCAAATCAAACCAAGGATTGGACGTTTATGAAGATCCTGTTTCGAATCATGACTATGTTTGCACTGTTGACGTAGCAAGAGGAGTCGGAGAAGATTATTCTGCATTCTTAATGGTAGACATTACGTCGTTCCCACACAAACTCGTAGCAAAATACAGAAAGAACGATATCAAACCAATGCTATTCCCAAATATTATCTGGGAAACATGTAAAGCATATAATAACGCTTTCGTGTTGTGTGAAGTCAACGACATCGGAGATCAGGTAGCTTCAATCCTTCAATATGATTTGGAGTATCAGAATCTTCTTATGTGTTCTATGAGAGGACGTGCTGGTCAAATTGTTGGACAAGGATTCTCTGGCAAAAAGACTCAGTTAGGAGTCAAGATGTCTAAGACAGTGAAAAAGGTTGGAGCACTCAACCTTAAAACAATGGTTGAGGCAGATAAAATTCTGTTCAAAGATTATGAAGTCATTAGTGAATTGACAACTTTTATCTCAAAGAGTAATTCTTTTGAGGCAGAAGAAGGGTGTAATGATGACCTTGCGATGTGTCTTGTAATCTATGCCTGGTTGGTTGCACAGGATTACTTTAAAGAACTTACTGATCAGGATGTTCGTAAGAGATTATACGAAGAACAGAAGAATCAGATTGAACAAGACATGGCACCATTTGGTTTTATGGACGATGGAATGGGAGATGATAGTTTTGTTGAAGATGGTGATCGATGGTTCAAAGCAGATGAGTATGGAGATACTGCTGGTGGTGCAGATTATATGTGGAATTATCTGTGATGGACATAGACGGACAGATTGCACTTGATCATTTACTCTTCAATGAAAGAGAATGTAAGACCTGTGGGGAAAAGAAAAATCTGATTGAAGAGTTTTATAGAACTCGCAAAGATAAAGGTTCAGTTCCATCTTCCTATTCATATGAATGTAAGGATTGTACAAAGAAACGAATTATTGTAAGCAGAATGACAAATACCATCTTTGATAGGTGGGAATATCCTGATTGGTAGTTTGTTCACGTCCAGATTCCCCCCTCTAAATAAGGGTATTTTATAAATAATCTTAGACAAATATGGACCAAAAGGAGTAACCAATGGCAGTAGCATTATTGTCTCCTGGTGTACTGATTAGAGAGGTTGACCTCACTGTCGGTAGAGCCGAGAATGTATTGGACAACATCGGCGGCATTTGCGGACCTTTCACACAAGGACCTGTCGATGACCCATACACCATCGAGACCGAACAAGAATTAATTGAGGTATTTGGTAAGCCAATTAGCACTGATGCCCAGTATGAATACTGGATGAGTGCTAGTTCTTTCCTTTCCTATGGCGGTGTTCTGAAAGTTGTAAGGACTAACGGTGCAACTCTCAACAACGCTAATGCTGGTAATGATGTCTATGCCGATACGGCACTGAAAATCAAAAACTACGACGATTATCAAGAGAATTTCACCACCGACACTGGTTGGAATTATGCTGCTAAAACTCCTGGTAAGTGGGCAAATGGTCTGAAACTCTGCTTCATCGATGATCTGGCAGACCAGACTGTTGGTGTTACTACAACTAGCCTTGCTGGTCTTGGTATTACCGTTGGTTATGGTGTTACCGTTGGTCTTACTAATTTGGTTGTTCCTGATGCTGCCACTGGCACCATCTCAACTATCACCACTGGATACCTGAAAGGTATCGTTACTGGCGTTAAGACTGATGCAAACGCTGGCGATTCCACTTTTGATGTTAAGTGGTTCTCACGTGTTAACGCTGTTGGATCTGGTGCAACTGAAACCAGAATTTCCTATCAGAAGAACGTTGATGCTGCTTCAATCTCGATTGGTAGCACCTTCCAAGATGATACTGCCCTGGTCTTTAAAAACAGTGCTGGCACTGTAACTGGATCTGGTGTTTCTGCTGTAACTGCTGTTGACTGGTATGATCAACAACAACTGCCTATTGTTAACGGCACCGTTTTCTGGAAGGCAATTGCACCAAAACCAGTTTCTAACAACTACGTTAGTGACCGTCAGGGTTACAACGATGGCATAAACATCTGTATCGTTGACGATGATGGCAACGTAACTGGTATTCAAGGCAACATTGTTGAGAAGTTCTCATCACTGTCCAAGGCACTTGATGCTGTATCCTCTGTAAATGCTCCTCAGAAGATCTGGTACAAGGACTTCCTGGCAGATTTCTCTGGTTATGCTTATGCTGGATACAATCCTTCCAACGATGAAGATTCTTTCTGGGGTACTGTTCCCAGAGCAACTGGATTCTCAACTAACTTTGTTCCTTACACCACTGCCGAAGGTCTGTGGGGTCAGAACGCTCAGGGTATCACCTACTCTGCTCTGGGTAACGTTGGTTATGCATTCAGCGGTGGTGTTGATTACAGCAGCACTGGTGGTCACAAGGCAACTCTGGGTGATCTGATCACCTCATACAACCTCTTCAAGAATAAGGAAGAAGTTGCGGTTGACTATCTGATCATGGGTCCATCGATCAATGGCATCGAAGAGTCACAAGCTAAGGCAAACAGACTCATTTCGATCGCAGAAGGTAGACAGGACTGTGTTGCAGTTGTTTCTCCACATAGATCTGGTGTTGTTGGTGTTATCGACGATGACACTCAAACCTCCAACATCTTAAAGTTTGCCAACGGAGTTAAATCTTCTTCCTACGGCATCATTGATTCTGGTTATAAGTACACTTATGACCGTTTCAACAACCAGTTCCGTTACGTTCCAACGAACGCTGACGTTGCTGGTCTCATGGTTCGCACTAATATTAGAGCGTTCCCATGGTTCTCACCCGCTGGTCAGCAGCGTGGTGTATTGAACAATGCCGTTAAACTGGCATTCAATCCAAATCAAAATCAGAGAGACGAACTTTACCAGGCACGTGTGAACCCAATTTCTTTCCAACCTGGTATCGGTATTCTGCTCTTCGGTGATAAGACTGCCCTTGGTTATGCCTCCGCGTTCGATAGAATCAACGTAAGGCGACTCTTCCTGACTGTGGAACAAGCCTTAGAGGGAGCTGCCAAAGCTCAACTGTTTGAACTCAATGATGAAATCACAAGAGCGAACTTTGTCAACATCGTAGAACCTTATCTGCGTGACGTTCAGGCAAAGAGAGGTCTTTATGACTTCCTGGTTATTTGTGACGAAACAAATAACACTCCTGATGTTATTGACAACAACGAGTTCAGAGCGGACATCTTCTTAAAACCCGCCAAGTCTATCAACTACGTTTCCCTCACCTTCGTTGCCACCAGAACTGGTGTCAGCTTTGAGGAAGTTGCTGGTAGAGTCTGATCCAATCCCTAAACGAAGATTCCACGGAGCATAGAAAACAATGGCCGAAGCACCACAGATTAAAACACTATCCAACTTTAAGTCGGTACTCAAAGGGGGCGGTGCCCGCCCCAATCTATTTGAGGTAACGATTCCTGAGTTTCCATCATATGTCACCAAAGATGGTGAAATGCTGAAAGACCTTACCTTTATGTGTAAGGCTGCTAATCTTCCAGCATCCAACGTTGCTTCTATCGATGTTCCTTTTAGAGGTCGTACTCTGAAAGTTGCTGGTGATAGAACCTTCGATCCTTGGACCCTTACCATCATCAATGATGAGGACTTCAAGATCCGCCACGCAATGGAAATGTGGATGAACGGTATCAGCAAACTCTCCAACAACACTGGTGCATCTAACCCCAATGCTTACATGAAAGACGCTTATGTCTATCAGTTAGGCAGAGGTTCATCTGGTCAGATTGAAACCACCACTGCTGTTCCTGATGCAGGACAAGGCAGAACCACTGGAACAAAAGCAAACGTTCTGAGATCATATCGTTTCTACGATATCTTCCCAACTGCTGTTTCCGAAATTGCTCTTGGTTATGATACCGAGAACACTATTGAGGAGTTCACTGTTGAATTCCAAGTTCAATACTTTGAAATTGCTGGTGGTCCTGGTGCGCTGAACTGATAAATAGTTCATCGCAAAAATTTGTATAATGGCGAAACTATTCGGTTTTTCAATTGAAGATTCCCAAGAAGAATCTAAATCAGTGGTCAGTCCTGTTCCTCCTTCAAACGAGGACGGGAATGACCACTATATTACGTCTGGATTTTTTGGATCCTACGTTGACATAGAAGGAACATATAAAAACGAAGTTGAACTTATTCGTCGTTATAGAGAGATGGCACTTCATCCAGAAGTGGATAGTGCCATCGAAGATATTGTAAACGAAGCTATTGTAAGCGACCTTAATGACAGTCCTGTTGAAATTGAACTGTCAAACCTCAATGCTTCGGAAGGAATTAAGAAAGTAATCAGACAAGAATTCAAAAATATTAAAGATCTTCTTGACTTTGATAAGAAGTCTCATGAAATTTATCGCAACTGGTATATTGATGGTAGACTGTATTATCACAAAGTTATTGACTTAAAGAAACCAGAAGAAGGCATTAAAGAACTTCGTTATATTGATGCGGCAAAGATGAAGTTTATTCGTCATGCCAAGAAACCTAGCAAAGATTTAGGTGTAGTTGCAAGGAAAGAGTCTGTCAATTCTATTGACATGGCATTTCCCGAGATTGAGGAATACTTTGTTTATACTCCAAAACTCAACTATCCTGTTGGCAATCCTGCTGCATCACAAGATCAGAAAGGTGTTAAGTTTTCAAAGGATTCGATCTCTTATTGTACCTCAGGTCTTGTAGATAGAAACAAAGGATCAACACTTTCATATCTTCATAAAGCAATTAAAGCACTCAATCAATTGAGAATGATTGAGGATTCTCTGGTTATCTACCGTTTGAGTAGAGCACCTGAGCGTCGCATTTTCTACATTGATGTCGGCAATCTCCCTAAGGTCAAAGCAGAGCAATACCTGCGTGATGTGATGTCACGTTACCGTAATAAGTTGGTATACAATGCCAACACTGGTGAGATCCGTGATGATAAGAAGTTTATGTCCATGATGGAAGACTTCTGGTTACCACGTAGAGAAGGTGGTCGTGGTACAGAAATTACAACTCTTCCTGGTGGACAAAATCTTGGCGAACTGACTGACGTTGAGTATTTCAAGAAGAAACTCTACAAGTCACTGAATGTTCCTATCTCTCGCATTGAAGGTGATGGTGGATTTAACCTTGGACGTTCTTCTGAGATTTTGAGGGACGAACTCAAATTTAGCAAGTTTGTTGGTCGTTTGAGAAAGAGATTCTCTGCCATGTTCCTTGATATGCTCAGAACTCAATTGCTTCTGAAAAATGTCATTACTCCCGAAGATTGGGAAATAATGTCTGAGCACATTCAGTTTGATTTCCTCTATGACAATCATTTCTCCGAACTAAAAGATGCGGAGTTGATGGAAAATAGAATCAATCTGGCAACCCTTGCAGAACCTTATGTTGGGAAATACTTCTCCCAAGATTATGTTCGTCGTAAGATCATTCGTCAAACTGATGCTGATATCCTGGAAGAGGATGCAAAG